GTTGAACACGGGGACGAGTATAGCCGATGGGGTTATGTCTCTCCTAAACTCCCAATCTTCAACCGCAGCGTACAAAAATTTTGGCGCAGCCGATGCGGTAGGTACAAAAATTCGGGTGTCATTTACTATTAGCAACTATTCGGGGACGGGAACGATTCGATTCATCAAGCACGGTAGCGGTGTAAGTTTTGTTGAAACAGGGAATGCGTTAGGAACGACAAGGAGTGGAAATGGTACTTACACGGAAGAATTAACATTCTCAGCAGTTCCTACCAATTCCAATTGGGGGTTGTCGACAAGCGGTAGTTTCACGGGTGACATTGATGACTTTGAGGTTACACAGATAACCGCAGACGGAGCGGTCACAACTTGGTACGACCAAACGGGCAATAGTGATGCGACGCAGACAACTGACTCCGAGCAGCCACTTGTGGTGAGTGGCGGAGCATTGGTGACTGAAGGTGACAGGCCCGCAATGTCTTTAGTTGATGGTCAATACTTTGACAATGCAGGCGTTGACGGGTACTCACGATTTGACTTCTTCAGTGTGTCTAAAATCACAGACACAACGGGAATGTTCCTTACGTTTGACACGGGAGGTGGTAAGTATTCATGGGTGTACGGTCAAGGCTCTGCAAACACAACTTTCTACTCATCATTCGGTACGCCAACTATGTACTCGAATAGTGTGTTGCAGTCTATATCAGACAGAGGCGATGTGTATAATGCATACAATGGTCACAAGATAATCACCACCTTGGGGGCTGACACATCAAGTTGGACTGACGGCAAGTTTTTTGCCTACACATCTCCATTCGGAGTGTCAGGTACTGTTCAAGAAATTATTTCTTTTGACTCCGACCAATCTTCAACCCGCCTTGGCATTGAGGGCAACATCGGGCGTTACTACAACATTGATGGGTTTAGAGATGGGTTTGTTACCAAGTGGTACGACCAATCTAACAACAACAACCACTTGGAGAATGCATCCGCTTCTCAGCAGCCTAAGATTGTGGAGGATGGCGTGATGATTACTGAGAATGGAAGTCCCGCCATTGAGTTCAACAGGACAGGTGAGGAAGAGGTACTGTCTGCTGCGGCATCATTTAGTCAGCCCGTGACGCACTTCTTTGTCCGTAGAATGCCTGATTTGGGAGGTAGCACTCAAGTTCCTTTGTCTTATGCCTCAGGTTCATCAACGCCTTGGGGTGAGGTTTATTTGTCGGGTGGACAATTTAGAATGCACTTTGGAACTTATTTAGGAACATTTGAGGGTGTCGAAGATTTGTTATTGCAGTATGTTATTGCAGATGGAGCAGACAGTACCATAGCCTATAATGGAGCGGAAGGAGAAACAGGTAATGCGGGTACTCAAAGTATTTCCGAACTTCATGTAGGCCGTAACAGTAATGCGGGAAGTCACGAGGCCCATGTCAAGGCTCAGGAACTGATTGTGTACCAAAGAGACGCAAGTGCAATCAGAGAAAGAATAGAAGAAATCATTAACCGACACTACAGAATTTACCTATAACTATGTACTACATCGGAACAAGAGAGGAGTGTGTTGCCTACGACGAGAAGGTGACTGCCACGAAGAACTACGACGGAGTTCACACGGTCAATTGGGCCAACCCACGCCAACATCCAACGGATGAGGCTTATGCTATTATCGCCTGCTCAGGTGTTGAGCCTGACGAGGAGAGCAGCCTTCAGCTTGTTGAGCAGCTTGGTGAGGATTGGACTCCTGCCGAGCCATGAAGCACTTTAAGATAGAGGAGTTTGACAGCCCCGATATGCCGGGCAGCGGTCAGAACATGGACGCTGAGTTTCTTGAGAAGCTTGATATGCTCCGTGAAGCGTGCGGGTTTCCATTCAAGATAAACTCAGGCTATAGGTCAAAGATGCATAATGCTAAGGTTGGGGGAAAATCGGGAAGCAGTCATACAAAAGGCTTAGCTGTTGATATTCACTGCACTGAGAGTTCCAAGCGTTGTAAGATTGTACAGCACGCCCTGAACATGGGCATTACACGCATAGGAATCGCCAATACATTCGTACATTTGGATGTCGATAATGACAAAGCATCTAATGTAATTTGGACATACTGATGAAGTTTGATTTAGGAGAGTTTGGAATAAATGTTGGGCTTATGATTGGTGGTTTTTTTGGTTCACTTATTACGGTAAAAAACAAGAGGTCTCTTAAAGAGCAGCTACTCAGTATCGTTACAGGAACAATGTCAGCCAACTATCTCGCTCCGGTTCTGATAGATTGGTTTAATCTCACAGGTTCGTCGCAGTACGGCACAGCGTTTATCGTTGGCTTTGGCGGACTCAAAATGGTAGAAGCGGTTTATGAAAAGTTTATCAATAAGGCAACTCCGTGAACAGGATACTGAAGGAGGTTGCACAGTGGGTGGCAGTTGCAGCTCTTGCCTTTGGAGTATTTGCTTGGCTAGAGTTTAAGCTCGTCATGCCCGCGATGGAGAAGGACATTATCGACCATCTCCCTAGCGACACCATTATCCATGAAATTGAGGTTCATGTTCCTGTACCTCACTACATCGACTCAATCGTCTACAAGACAAAGTGGGACACCATTCCTCCCGTATACATTTGGGATACTATTCGCGCAGACATTGATACGTCTGCAATCATCAAGGATTACTTCTCTCGCGTAAACTACGCAGACACAGTCAAGAACGACAGCAGTGCTTTGATTGTAGTCAATGAGGTTGTACACATGAATCGCATACAGCAGAGGAATGTGTTATTCAAGAACAACAGAAAGACTGCCGTGATTGCTCCGCCTGACAACAATGCAATGGTGTTGGGGATTGGGGCTTTGCAGAATGGCGTTATGGTATCAGTAGGATACCGGCTCAAAAAAAACTCTATAAGCCTGTCAAGGGTGGATAATCAGTGGGGGCTGATTTATCAGAGGGATTTCTAACTACCTAATAATTAACTACATTTGCCATGAGACAACAAAATGTTGACAGGATGAATACGCCCTATTACCAAAGTACAACTGTAAGAAAAGCTATTGATGATGTTCTTCAGAAGAACGCTTCGATGTTTGCAAATTTAGGTAGCACTTCTACGAAAAAAGAAAAAGAACTAGCTAAGATGAAGGAGAAAGAATCTCTTTTAAGCGTTCGGCATCTTGACCCACAAACTATCGACTCTTTGGTTTTGAATGGTGACTAAGAGTTACATCGGGTCTTACAGAGAGACGGCTAATAGCCGTCTTTTTTTTGTCGTAGATTTGTTACAGTTCAATATCAGTAGCAATGGATGGCCTTGTAAGGAAAATAGTTGTAGGTACTGACTACAAAAATGCAATGGTAGTTAAGGAGGGTCAGGTTGTCATCAAGGGCAAGGCGACTGTTTCCTATATCAAAAAGAATGTTGAAGGGCAGACGTATGATGTATACGTCAATAAGGCAGACAGCGATGAGCTGTATTGTTGGAAACAGTTTCCTATGGCTATTACTTCTGTAGAAAATGAAATTGATTTTTAATGAAGTCACCTTTTTGTTTTGTGGCTAAGCCTGTTGGTGATAGGTACAACAACACAAAAGAAATAGCGGGCGTTGAGTTTATTGTAAACACCTCCGAAGAAGACCATAGGTTTTCAAACAGGTACGCTGAAGTTGTTCAGGTTCCGATAGAAAATTTTTACAACATTCAGATTGGCGACATCCTATTGGTCCACCACAATGTGTTTAAGTTTTACAACGACATGAAAGGTCGTCGTAAGAGTGGGGCTAGTTTTTTTAGGGACGACTACTTCTTGGTTGAGCATGAGCAGGTGTTTATGTACAAAAGAGATGGAGAGTGGAACTCAGTGGGCAGGCATTCCTTTGTAAAGCCCGTAGAGCCTAAAGGTATGTTCTTGTTTACAGGAGCAGAGTATGAGCCGCTTATGGGCGAGATGGTGTATCCAAGTGAATACACTCTTAGTCAAGACATCAAGAAAGGAGATTTGATAAACTTTGCTCCTGAAAGTGAGTATGAGTTTGATGTTGATGGTCAGCTCATGTACAGGATAATGGACAGACATATTACAATGCACCGGAATGAACTTCAAGAAAGCTAGGACAGACATCATTGATGCGGCAGAGAAAGCCGTCAAACAACTCATTAAGGTTGCAGAAGAAAAGATTATTACCGAAGACCCTGAAAACGATTTGGCTGCTGACAGGCTTAAAAATGCAGCGGCTACAAAGAAGTTGGCAATCTTCGATGCGTTTGAGATAATATCAAGAATAGAGCAGGAAAGAGAAAGCTTAAATGAAGCGTCAGAAGCAGCAGATAAATCCGTTGGAGGATTTGCAGAAAGAAGGTCAAAGTAGCCTTTATACTGTACTAGACTCCCACATTCCCAACACGGTTGTGTCGAACAAGAATCGTAGCAAGAGTTGGAAGTATGGCTACGACCCCAAGTATGACGTTGTTGTTATTTCAAAGACAGGAGAGATTGGTGAGGTTGTGGAAATCTCAGGCCTAAAGATTGCTTTGCCTAAAGCGCCCAAAAAAGTTTGGGCAAGAAGTAAAAAGAAAGAGGAGCAGTATTGGGAGAGACATGAGATACCCAAGGTCTTAGACAAAATACAGAGCATTTTCCATTGGAACGATATGCCCAAGGAGTTTAAGGCAAAGTGGGTGTCGTACATAGAGGGAGAGTTTGATAATAGGGAAGATGGCTTTTGGTTTCTGAATAATGGAGAGCCTACATACATCACGGGCTCTCACTATATGTACCTTCAGTGGGCTTCGATTGATGTGGGGTATCCTGATTACCGAGAGGCGAACAGGATATTTTTTATTTTTTGGGAAGCCTGTAGAGCAGACTCTCGTTCGTTTGGAATGATATACCTGAAGATTCGTCGTTCAGGATTTTCATTTATGTCGTCTGCTGAAAGCGTCAACACAGCAACTCTTGCAAAAAACGCACGGGTTGGCATCCTGTCAAAGACAGGTGCTGATGCTAAGAAAATGTTTACCGACAAGGTTGTTCCGATAAACAGCAAGCTTCCGTTTTTCTTTAGACCCATTATGGATGGTATGGATAAGCCGAAGACTGAATTGGCATACCGCATTCCCGCATCCAAGATTACCAAGAAGAATATGTCTGAGGTGTCTGATGAAGACATGAGCGGATTGGACACTACGATTGATTGGAAGAATACTGAAGACAACAGCTACGACGGTGAAAAGCTTTTGTTCTTGGCGCACGACGAAAGCGGCAAGTGGACAAAACCAAACAACATCCTGAACAATTGGAGAGTGACTAAGACTTGCTTGCGGTTGGGGTCTAAAATTATTGGCAAGTGCATGATGGGTTCTACATCGAATGCTCTTGACAAGGGAGGTTCCAACTTTAAGAAGCTCTATGAGGATTCTCGTGTATCTACCCGAAACAAGAACGGTCAGACAAAGAGCGGGATGTATGCTTTGTTTATTCCGATGGAGTGGAACATGGAGGGATTCATTGACAGGTATGGTATGCCCGTGATGCATTTATCCACCACTAAGCCTGTCAGGGGCATTGATGATGCATATATCCATCAAGGGGCGGTTGACTATTGGGAAGCTGAAGTAGACTCTTTGAAGAATGACCCCGATGCGCTGAATGAATTTTACAGGCAGTTTCCAAGAACAGAGTCTCACGCATTCAGAGATGAGAGCAAGTCATCTATACTCAACCTTACTAAGATTTATCAGCAGATAGATTACAACGACGGCATGATGCAAGGTCAGTTTATATCTGTCGGCAACTTCCATTGGAAGGATGGCATTAAAGATTCAGAGGTTGTTTGGTCTCCCGACAAGAGAGGTAGGTTCAGAGTATCTTGGTTGCCTCCAAAGAAATTGCAAAACAAAGTCATAGATAAAAATGGAAAAAGGTATCCTGCTAATGAACACCTTGGTGCGTTTGGGTGCGACCCATACGACATATCCGGAACTGTGGGAGGTGGATTTTCTAACGGTTCCTTACACGGACTTACCAAGTATCACATGGACGACGCTCCCGTCAATGAGTTCTTCCTTGAGTATATAGCACGACCACAAACTGCTGAGATATTTTTTGAAGATGTCTTAATGGCTTGTGTGTTTTATGGTATGCCTTTGTTGGCTGAAAACAACAAGGCTAGGCTGCTGTATCATTTTAAGAACAGGGGCTACAGGGGATACTCTATGAACAGACCGGACAAAGCATTTAACAGATTGTCTGTAACCGAAAAGGAAATAGGAGGTATACCCAACTCTTCTGAAGACATAAAGCAAGCTCACGCTTCGGCTATTCAATCATACATTGAAAAGTATGTGGGGCTAGACATGACAGGTGACTATCGTCCTCCTGATGAGATGGGTATAATGTATTTCAATAGGACGCTTGAGGATTGGGCTAAGTTTGACATATCAAATAGGACAAAGCACGATGCTTCAATAAGTTCGGGCTTAGCTATAATGGCCTGTCAAAAAGATATGTACGCTCCTAGAAAAGTAGAGTCCAAGAAAATAAGCATTAAATTTGCAACTTATAGCAATAAAGGGATTCAAAGCGAAATATCTTAATGAAGGAGGTCTCTATAAAAATAACTCCAACGGGGTTTCCAAGTCAGTTTGTTTCTGACGCTGAAAAAGACACCGTAGAGTTTGGCCTTCAGGTTGGTCAAGCTATTCAGTACGAGTGGTTTAGAAAAGATAATTCTACAAGAGGAAGGTTTTACGATAGATTTAATCAGTATCAGAATCTAAGGCTGTATGCTCGTGGAGAGCAGCCGACTCAACAGTATAAAAATGAATTAGCTATTGATGGGGATTTGTCCTACATCAATCTCAATTGGCAGAATGTTCCTGTTATACCAAAGTTCGTTGACATCATTGTCAATGGAATGTCTGAAAGGTTATTTAAAGTCAAAGCGTTTGCTCAGGATGCAATGTCTCAGGCGAAGCGCAGTAAGTATCAGGACATGATTGAGGGGCAGATGGTTGCCAAAGATGTCTTGAGTATTGTTCAGGAGAAGACGGGGAGCGACCCGTTTGTAATGAATCCCGACCAACTTCCCGCGAATGACGAGGAGCTTTCTCTGTATATGCAGATTAACTACAAGCCTTCAATAGAAATTGCGCAGGAAGAAGCTCTGT